AGATGCACGGCGAGCGCGAGAACGCTCATCTTGTCGATTACCCGCAGTCGTCATATTTGCATCGCCAAAACGAATCAATTTATATGTATCGCCCTGTTTTGCCATGACAACGCCCTTTTTTGTTGGGTGATCTGGCGTGCGTTTTGGTGAATTTACGCGAGTCAGCCCATTCTTTTTCATTACTGCTTTAACGCGCTCTGGAATTGCCATGCGAAACAGAAGATCTGCTTCAGGTTAGCGGGCAAAAAAAGACCCCTCGCATTAGCGAGAGGCCCCCTTCGTCAACCACTTGCTCAGTCTATCACTTAAAAGCGCGTGCCATCACGGAATCAAGCTTGCCCGCAAGACGAGCTTCATTCATAAGGCGACGGGCCTTATCTGGATCTTTTTGCATAAGTTCTGCAACTTTCGTTGCATTGACGCTGCCCGTGGCGAATGGGTTGTTTGTATAGGAAGGCGTGGCGGAACGAGTCGTCGTCATGCCCGAGCCTGTTGCGCCGCTGCCCATGAAGTACGGAGAATACTCTTCGTCTTCGCGCAAGCGAACAACAGCATCGCGCAATGCAACGGGATCCTGCTCGCTGCCGTAAACAACAGTCGATTCATCTTCAAGCAAACGAAAGTTTTCTTTCATCAGCTTGAACAAATGCTGCGGACGACGACACTCAGCTTTTGCAAGCTCATCAGTTACGAGTTGCTCAAGTTTGCTTTCACGACGCTTTGTGCGTTCATGATTGCGCTCTTCTTCAACTTGCTCTTTTGCTTTGCGCAGATCATCAAGTTCTTTGCGCAACGACGCAAATTGCGCCTTGACGGCCTCATTCATTGCGTCCGCAGGGGCTTGACCTTGAAACACGGGCGAAGGAGCAGGTTCCTCGGGCTCTGCAGGGGTGCGCAGACCTGCAATGCGCTGAGCAATGGCATCTTCATCAATGTCGTCGCTGAGTTCGATGCCCGCAACTTTCAAGAACGCATCAATCTGCTTCTTCTTTTTCAGATCGTTAAGAAGACCCTCTTTTGTCGCCTTGAGCTTGACAACTTCGCTTTCTGCTGTATCAGCTTTCTTTTGAGCCTCAGCGAGCAAGGCAAGAGCTTCTTCAAGTGTTTCTGGCGTAGGCACGCAAATTCGTTTGCTGACTCATCAAATAGTAACACCCATTGCTTCATTCGGTTGTACGGTCGCCTCAGGGTTCTCTGCATCAGCGCCCTCGCTGAGCGGAGACGTGTTATCCACGGGGATCTGTCCGCGATTTACAACTTGGCCCTTGCCCGCTGCGCCCACGCCCATGTCGCGTGCGGTCTCGTTGCCCGTGAGCCCCATTTCCTCAAGCATGTTGGTAACGCTGAAGTCAGGCAGCCCCTCAAACATCTCGCCCGCCTCAAGCATCCGCAGGAACATGCCGATCGTGATGGCGTTGCTGTCCTTGAACAGCGAGCTGAGCGCCATGACTTGTTGCGAGTGCAGCTTGACGGGGATGAAATTCTTGCTGATCGTCACACGCACCTCAGGGAAGAGGCGGTAGGCGGCGGCGTAGAGCAGGGCTCGATTCAGGGCGTCCTCAAGGGACTGCACAAGCACGGCGAGCTGAGAATCGCTCTGAGAGCGGTCCAGAAGCTTCGCAAAGCCGCTTTCGGCTTGGGTCTTGCCCGTTGTCATGGCAACAGCGGCAAGGCGCTCCATGGCCGATTCAATGCGCCTGAGATTCTCAAGCGTCACTGAGGCCCCCTCCATCGAGGCGCTCATCAGATTGAACTTGGCGTCAGGGTTCTGAGAGAACAACGCACGCCCGGCACCTGCTTTCACCTCATCGTCAGGACGCACGCCCGTACCCGTGAGGATTGGCGAGGAGGTCAAGTGGATGGATTCTGCAAGATCAGCAGACACTGCCCAATGATGCAGATTCAGACGCGCAATATCGTAAAGAAGTGGGCGAGCACGGAAAAACGCCTCCTTTTTGCCCCCGAAAACGGGCACAAATGGAATAAACGGTACGGAAAGATAGCTCGTATCTTCGAGTTGATACATTTCTGAGTTGTTTGAGGTGCTCATCTTCGTGTAAAGACGACAACGAACACGCTCTGTTGCAGAAAACAGCTCAGGAGTGTCGCTCAGCAACGAAGTTTCGTTATTGGCGAGTGAAACAATGTCATAAACGCGCACTGCGGGGACAACTTCTTCAAAAAATTCGTTATCAGGGGCGGGGCGACGAATTTCAGTCTTGACGCGCAGATAATTGGGGAAGGCGCCAAAAATATTCTGATTGGCGACTTGTGCATTGAACACGTCATAACGACAGTCAAGCACTTGATCCATGCGCATCAGTACAAAATACGGGCGCGGATTAAGAAGTTTCTCTTCTGCAGCACTCAAGCTCTCTGGTACTTTAGGATACTCAACCCAAATTGCAGATACGCCCCCGTCAATCGCTTCTGCAAAGGCTTCTTTAGCGAAGGAAAGAATTGAGTGCCCTTCGAGATCGCAATCTTCAAAGAAATTGCCCCACTCCTGAGGAACAATTTCCGGGGTAGCAACGCCCTTTCTAAGCGCAGTGCCCACGACGAGATCACGCAAGTGAGCGTAATAGTTCTGAAAACTGCTTTGTGCGCGTGTTTTACGCACTTCATAGCTCGGATTTTCTTCTAAATAGTCCTGCGGCAGGTACTCAGAGGACGCTTCGTACAGGTGAAATTCAGGAAGCGTGCAAAAACGAATGGGGGCGAGGCGAGAAATCTGCTCAGCTTGCTCGATTGAAAAAATATCAACGCCCGTAACACCCTCAATTGCACTTTCGTACTCAGGATGACGACGCTCAAAGGGCGTGATCAAGTCATCGGCGGAAGGTACAAGGGAATTGGGGATGATCGCCACTGCTCTAGGGTCTTTTCATGCAGTGTAGCCCTGCAACCGACACTATCTCCAGCGCGGACGATTTGTTTGCACAACTGCGCGAGGCATTGTTTGCCATACCAAATAACGTAACGCATCTCCAGCGTGAGATAGATCATTGCGACCTCCTTTAAGTGGGCGGTAACTTTCGTCGTAACCCCAGTTCTCTAGACTTTGAACTGTTTCGTAGCAGGTTGTTGGGTTGACAAGCACTGCGCCCGAATGAATATGTAAGTTTGCATGAGCAATAGTTTCTGCGACAGGTGGATTACGACGTTCAGCAACAACTTTGATGCCCGCGCCGCGCAAAATATCGTGATCGCTTTCAGTTGAGCTTGTGCTGGCGTGACTGCCACTGGCATCTGGGTAGCAAGTCACCATGCCATTGGCGAGTTGACGAGGAAATTGACGTTTGATGTGCTCAACAAGGTCAAATGTTGTACGACAGGTGTGTTCAGCAAAGATATGAAGCATCTGCCCCATAGGTCCGGGGCGTACAACGGCGTAGCAAGATTGACTATTGCCGATGTTGAAGTCTGCGCCGAAGACGATAAGTTCTGCAGGTTCTGGATGGAAGACGCTGGTGCAGTGTTTTTGGCGGTCGAATTCGTAAAATACAGTTGCTTGCGCGAGATTAACAAATTCGCCGTTGAGATAAGCTTCAATCAGATTGGCGGGATAGGAATTTCTAAGGTTTTCAATGAAGCCCGGATCAAGGAAGGGGTTATCTGCAGTACGCGCTTTGTAAAGTGCTTTTTCATCTGATGCTTCGCGCACGAACATGTTGTATAGCGCTTTATGTCCCTCGGGCGTAGATGCAAAACAAAGTTGAGGGCAGTTGCCCACACGAACGCGCCCTTGTAGTTTGATAATTGCTGCTTCAGCAGTTTGCGTCGAAACTGTATCAATTTCGTCAACAGTCATACTTGCAGCATTAACGCCGATGAGGCGATTGTAGTTTTCAAATGAACGCAGAAGTACAGGTGTGTCGCCGTTCGGGAGTTTTAAGGTAAAAACAGGCAGGGGCGAGGTGCGAAATTCATAAGGGATGCCGTATTTATCAAGCACGTTTTGCCAGGCTGGGATTGCAACGTCTCGGAGGAGAGGGATTGTGGGTTCTAGGAATAGGTGCGTGAAGCCCTGACTCTTGAAGCAAAGCAGAATTGCTTTTGCTACGGCGGCAAAACTTTTCCCGCTACCAAATCCGCCGCAGAGAGCAACGAGGCGATGGGTAAAGTCTGTTACGAAGTTGAACTGGTGTGGGAGTAGATCGTTAATTATGCGTAATTCACATTCTTTTGTATCAAAAGCAGTATTATTCTTTTTCGCAAGTTTGCGTAGGGCGGAAACGTCTTGAAACAGCCCGAGCGAATTTAATGCAGCGCGATCGGCGTAGCGCGAACTGCGAGATTTTGCGGGCACTGAGTCAATCGAGTATCTTTGACATAATATACACGGCAATGCAACATATAATTATGTAGATCGTCATTACAGTTATTATTTCGTGAAGTGTTGGGTTCATAATTAAATTACATCTACCCCAGAATAGCCAAAAAAAATTTGTGCTAACGGGTAATGTCCCGCCCCCTGGCGAGGTGGTCACCCCCGGTAACTTTGCCGGGGGTTTTAACTTTTAACGGTTAGCCGTTGTTTTGCAGTCTGCCTCTACAGATAGCGTGCGACTCTTTATAAAGTCCGGCGCGTTGTTGTTCGGCTAGGCAATCATGCCATGCGAGGGCGCGGTTAATCGTTCGGGTGGTTTCTAGGACGCCGGCACTGAGGGTAACGGTAAGGATGGCGGCGGCTGCGGTCGGGAGGATATGGCGCATGGTGGGGATCCTGTCGGGGTGTGGTTGAGGGGCCCGGCTGGCGGGCCCTGGTGGGCGTCGTCGTGGTGCGTCAGGCGGTGACCAGTCGCAGGGTCTCAGCTGTTTGGAGAATGGGGCAGCCTGCCCGATTGGCAAGCTGCTGAGCGATGGCGCCAATGGTCTTGGGCTCGTTACCTGAGGCAAGCCAGAGGCGGGCAAGGCCTGTCAGCGTTACGGGCCCAGCCTGCAGGGCGGCGACTGCGACGGTGTAGGCTGCCGCGCCTTTGCAATCGTTCAGGCGCTTGCGGCGCTGAGGCTCTGTGACCTTGTGGGCGTCGATACGGGGAGCCTTCCATCCCATAGCGTCAAAGGCTGCCAGAGCCTCAGCAGTGAGGACGACACGTTGGACTGCGGTACGGGGCTTGGCCTTTTTAATCGTGGCAGCCGCTGCCAGCAATTCGGCGAGATCGGCGGCGGCGAGACTGGCAAGGTCGGCTGGGTCAACCTTGACTGAGCGGATGGGGCCGTTCTTGCCGTTCTCGGGAGCGGGGGAAGCGGTGCGGGTGGTACGGGCCATGGTGTGATCCTGTCGGTTTGGATAGGTGCTGCTGAGGGCAGCAGGGAACCGCTGGAGCGGCTCCGGGCTGTCGTCGGGCACAAGGGGGCGGCGCGTGCTCAGGGGAGCGGCGCGGCGCCCCCTTG